AATGGTAGATGTTCTTCTTACCTTTAAAGAAGGATTGAATAGATATTATGGATTAGCAGAATTAGCAGAGAAGTATGGAATCTTTAAAAAAGTTTCTACCAGATTAGAAATGCCTGATGGAGAAAAGGTTTTTCTAAAAACCATGCTTAAAAATCCTACCAAGTATTTTACTAAAGAAATTTTAGACAAGTTAGACGTTGCAGCTGGGAAAGAATTTTTATATGGTGAAATGGAAATAGAAGAATTGGCTGTAGAAGAAGAATCAGCACCCAAAGAGGCAAGATAGGAGTATACATATGTGTCCTATATGCTGGATTAGTGGTTTTATTGCCGTACTATTTGGCGGCAGTTTTGTCGCCACCGTTAACCATCCTATAAGTTGGATTATAGGAGGATTTGTTGTTGCTTATGGCCTTTATAAATTTTATGATGGTTATAAACGTGGTAAATCAATGGAAGAAGACACAAAAGCCAAAAATAGAAAAACAATTTATAGATTTGTCCAAGGGATTGTTATCGGAAGTTTTGTTACCGGAGTACTTTTTTACAAATACACGGCGGACGAACATCAACGAATGCATGATTTGTTAGATCAACATGGAATAGAACAACATGTCGACTGATAATATGATAATAGAGAAAGTTAAAGTAGTGGAATTAACGTTTGAAGATGGAACAAAAAAAATATGTCGAGGGGGAGAAGCTGCTGTGGAAAGAGCCTGGGGAACTTATCCAATAGTATCTGCTAGGTGGACTGGCGAAGAAGAAACAATGCAATGGATTCCTCTAGAAGATAATCGAACAGAGATAACGGGCTGGTAAAAAGAATGAATGAATTAACAAAAAAAGATTACGATAGAATTAATAGTTATTTTAATTTAGTTCCTCATCCGGAACATATCGAAGATGTTTCTCAAATGTGTGTTGAATTAAACACGGGCCCTTTTAAAGGAACTGTTATAAAATATGGTAAGTTTCAAGTTGCTCCACCGGATGAAATGGGAGAAAGTAATGCGAAATATGAATACGATGTTATTCTTGTTCCACCAGAATTACAGGGAGTAGAACATTCTGATGAAGAAGGTGTAGAATTTGAATATATGATTGGAGAAATTTTAGTTAAATTATTATGGGACAGATATAAAGAAGAGAGTGAAAAGGAAGGAGTAAAAACAAATGATGCCACGGATAGAACAGCTGATACTATCACATTTAATACATAATGAAAATTTTACGAGGAAAGTTGTTCCTTACGTAAAATCTGAATATTTTGAAGATCCTCCGGAAAAAATAGTTTTCAAATTAATTCAAGAATATATTTTAAAGCATAATGACCTACCAACCAAACAAAGTTTATTAATAGATTTAGATCAATTAGATGGTATACATGAATCAGAATATACTAAATCTAGTGAAATAATTAATACTTTAGAAAAGCCTAGTGATTCTAAAGACATCACACCCTGGCTTTTAGAACAATCAGAAACATTTTGTCAAGATAAAGCAATATATAATGCTGTAGTGAATGCTATCGCAATTCTTGAAGGTAATGAAAAGACTCATTTATCTAAAGGAGCAATTCCCACCGTTTTATCAGAAGCTTTAGCTGTTTCTTTTGATCCTCATGTAGGACACGATTTTATTGACGACGCGGACAAAAGATTTGATTTTTATCATAGAGTAGAAGAAAAACTTGAATTCGATCTCGAGTTGTTTAATAAAATTACAAAAGGGGGTTTACCTAAGAAGACTTTAAATATTTGTTTAGCAGGAACTGGAGTTGGTAAATCTTTATTCATGTGTCATCAAGCCGCTAGTTGTCTTTCTATTAATAAAAATGTTCTTTACATCACCATGGAGATGGCGGAAGAAAGGATCGCTGAAAGAATTGATGCGAATCTTTTAGATATTCCTATGAGTCAATTAGAAGAAATTCCTAGAGATATGTATAAAAAGAAAATAGATAAACTCAAAGGAAAAACCAATGGTAAAATAATTATTAAAGAATATCCTACTGCATCTGCCGGCGCAATGCATTTTAAAAATTTATTAGGTGAATTAAACTTGAAACGTAATTTTGTTCCCGATATAATATTCATAGATTATTTAAACATTTGTACATCTTCTAGAATAAAGGCAGGAGCCAATGTTAATTCATACACATATATTAAATCTATTGCTGAAGAATTAAGGGGCTTAGCTGTAGAATATAATGTTCCGATTATGTCTGCAACACAAACAACCAGATCAGGGTTTACAAGTACAGATATTGGTTTAGAAGATACATCTGAGAGTTTTGGTTTACCAGCAACCGCTGACTTTATGTTCGCACTTATATCTTCTGAAGAAATGGAAGAATTAAATCAAATGCTTGTAAAACAATTGAAAAACAGATATAATGATCCTACATCTTATAGAAAGTTTATTATTGGAGTAGATAGAAGTAAAATGAGACTTTATGATGTCGACCAAAAAGCTCAAGAAGATATATCGGACAGCGGACAAGATGATGAACCATTGTTTGATATCTCCACCGATAATAGACACAGAAATAAAGCTGATTTCGGGAATTTTCAATATGAATGATGCCGCCACTCCAAATGGATTAGAATTTATTAAAGATTCATTAGGATGTATAGATTTAGCTTTTAAAGAATTTGAAAATTCATATAATACAAAAACAAATCGTTATATTAAGCTTTGGCATGAATGTGCTAATAGAACGGAAGAAATATTAGAAGATGAACTAGGATTTTCTTGCTATGTTAATATACGAAAAGATTTGGGTCATGCTTTATATGAAATGACTTTCGATGGAGCTGCTAATGTTCCCGAAGAACATTTTTCAGAATCAGAATTAGAAATAACAATTAATTTATCACCAGAATTATATACACAGCAATTATTTGTGCCAGAATCTGCTTGGGAAAAATATAGACAACAATTTACTCTCACCTACATTCATGAATTAACACATTCTTTACAATTTGATGATCAACAAACCGCGCAACCCGCATATGATGATTATTTTTCAAACCCATTTGAAATAGATGCGTATAGTTCTGAACTCGCCTTTGATATGTATCTCCACGATAAGCCAAAAACAAGTTGTGAAGCTTTTATGAGATATTCTACAATAAAAGAACAAAATATTTTTAAACAATTCATACATCTTACCGAAAAGAAATATGAGTATCTTAAAAACAATAAATAAGATTATACTACTATTTTGAAGGGAAAACATGGAAAAAATTCAAGACCTGCATGAAGCAGTTAAGGAAGTTCTAGAGGAAGCTGCTATAAGTAAATTGGCAGTGAAAAGTATGGAAGAAGTTGCTTCGCGTGCAAATAGAATAGCGAGATGGGCTCGTAATGCTGCTGAAATGGATTCAGCTGATGCTAAGTCGGTTAAAGCCCTAGCTAAAGATATTCAGAAGACTATGGATAAATGGGCAAAAGGTTCCTGGGAGGGGAAATCACTTTGAAAACATATAAATCTTTTCACTGAAAAAATTAATATGAAAACATATAAAAATTTTATGACTGAATCTGCCGAACATATAATAGAGCTTCTTCTGGAAAAAGATCTAAGAAATCTTAATGCTCCAGAACTGGCTCCTCTTTTGAGAATTTTAAAGCAATCTCCTCAGGCGACTATTGATAGAGCATACGAAGCAGTATTTGTTCCCAATATGGAAGCGAGAATCAGTCAATTATTTGATAATAGGGGCATGACAACAGGTAAAGTAGAAGTGGCTAAAGAAGCTCTGATGTCAAAAATTATTAAAATAAATGCAAAAGTAGAAGAAAAGTTAGATTTTATAAACAAATTAATAGGCGGAAAATTAGTTGATGCGAAAGCTATAGTAACTAAAGCTCTAGAAGGCGAAACTAATATTGGTAGCAAAGAATATATTATAGATTCTAATCCTATAATTAATAATTCAGCGTTTTATAATTGGTTTGTTAATTGGGAACCCCAAATAGATAAAAGAAATATGGGTGGCGGTGAGATTTTTTTAATTTTAAACCATCCTAGTGGGCGTAAAGGTAAAGATGGAAAAGGTGATGTTTGGTTTGAAGGTGGAGTCGCCGGCACACCAGGTGTTATCGAATTAAAAAAAGGCGGTAAAGATTTAGAATCGGATGATCCAGAAGCAAAAAAGGGCAGTGGTGCAGCATTTGGTAAAAAAGATGGATTCAGAGATGGAAAGAAAGTCTTTGATGACTTTTGGAAAAAAACAACGCGTTCCAAAAAAGTTCCCGATAATGTTGGATTGGGAGTAGTTGATTCATCTAGGGGCGGTGGAGTTATAAAGAAAGAAAAATTTTCAGCGGCAATGAATGAAGCATCAATAAGGTTGCACGAATATGGCGCCTCTGTTACTCAAATTGCGGATATGTGGAAAAAAGTGTGTACTGCATGCCAAGGAATGGATGGTGGAATTAAATTTGATGATGCTATTTACATAGAAGGTAATATGTGCGTGACAGAGCCTAATACGTTTATGCATATTTGGGTTGCGAACGGTATGAATGCATATGCAAAGAAAGAAAATCATGATATTATTTTATATTATAATCCAATAAACTTAAAAGCATATGCATTTAAAACTGGCATAGATTATCTTAATGTTGCCGGCAAGGTTAAGATTGATTATGACTGGGCTTTAAATTGGAAAGAAGGCGGTTATGGAAATTTTGTACCAAGATTAAAAGTAGAAAAATTTGAACCGGCAAAATTGGTTAAAGGGGAATCAGGATACGGTGATATCCTGGGCGATGTATTCGCGAATGCTTTAACAGCCGATAGGTATGATCCCAAAGGTGCAGAGAAAAAATATAAGAAAGCAACAGATAAGAATACATCTTTAAAAGATACTATAAATTCCTATTTGAGAGATAAAGCTCCGGAAGACGGCAAACTGAGAACATTTTCTGATTTTACGAATTGGAAGAGGCTCAAATTACCCAATATTATATCAGGAAAACCAAACGCAGGTAATCGCTCAGAACTATCAGTTGCAATTAAGAAGCACTTATCATGAAATCTTATAAACAGTTTCTCGTAGAAGCATCGGGTAAGAATCTTCATATGGAACATCTCGAAGACGAGGTGTTGAATGGAGGAGTTAATGGTACTAGAGGTGCTATTAATTTTCTGAGATCGCTAAGAGATATGTTAGCAGGAAATAATAAAGAAGCAGTTAATGTTACAGTTAAATGGGATGGCGCTCCGGCGGCGGTAGCAGGAATTCATCCTAATGGAAAATTTTTCGTTGATTATAAATCAATGAGGAAACCTTGCTTTACACAATCAGATGTAGATGAACATTTTGGTGGCGGACCTTTACATCCAAAAATGTCTGCTCTTTTAGAACATTTGCCCAAATTAAATATACCAGGAAATATATTTCACGGAGATGTTCTTTGGACAGATAATAAAGATAAAAAAATTAAAACAATTGATAAAGAAAAGTATGTTACTTTTACTCCTAACACTATAACATATGCTGTACCATTAAATACTGAATTAGCTAAAAAAATTATTACTGCCAAAGTCGGGATTGTTTTTCATACAACATATAAAACAGCCGGTGCGGATGATTTAAATGATCTTAAAGCAGAGTTTGGAGCAGATATAAATTTATGGTCTTCTCATAGGGATGTTTGGGCCGTAAATGCAGATTTTACCGATTTAAGTGGATCTGCAACATTTACTCAAGCAGATACCACCAAAGTAACCGGAATGCTTTCTGAATTAGGAAAAGATTTTAATAAAATTAATGGAAGATTTTTAGATAATATATCAAAAGATAATATTATTAGAACGCACATTAAAACATTCATGAACACAAAAGTTAGAGAAGGTGAATTTGTTGATAACTATAAAAGATCGGCAAAAGATTGTGTTAAGTGGATTGAGAATAAAATGCAGAACGAAGTTGGGAAGTTAAAGTCTGAAAGAGGTAGGCAAAGAAAACAAATGACTGTTGATGGATATATGAAAACTTTAAATGGTTCCATGGATCAAATAGAGATCATATTTCGATTAATATCATTAATAAATAATATCAAACTTTTTATAGTTGAAAAATTAGAAGAAGTAAAAGGAATAACAAATACTTTTATAAAAACCCCTTCAGGGTATAGAGTAACTAAACCAGAAGGTTTTGTTGCTATAGATACTTTTGATAATCAAAAAGGTTTAAAATTAGTTAACAGGATGGAATTTAGTAGAATAAATTTCACCGCAGAAAAGGAGTGGGACCAATGAGACCCATTTTTACAAAAGAAACTGAAGCATTGAAAGAAGGTTCTCAATGGTCAGTAAAAATAACAGACGCTTTGAGAGAATGTATCGAGGCTG